TGCAAATAATTATAATATATGATATAATAGCTATTAACAATTTAATACTTAAACTCAGCTTTAGGGAATATCTGAGTATAAATAACTAAGTCCTATAAATATTAAGTTTATTAAGGTCCTGATGCGAAAGCATGGGAAAACAGTTGGCAACTCTGTCCGTGCCATTGAATCAGTATCGTAATAAATACTATATATAGTTATTAGAGGTAATAGACTATGTGTGGGTATAGAGTATTAATATATAAGAGTATAACCCCTGCGGGGTTGCTCGCTAACGCTCGCATTAAAGCCTTTCAAAGGTAAAAGTTGCGTAATGGTATAATATGAGTAAATATAAAAACTACATAATTAATGGTAAAGGGGCGAGATGTACCTGTGGAAGGAAGATGCAACACAGAGAGAAGAAGACTATTACACAGAGTATGTTGAGTAAGAAGTTCTATTATATAGAATATGATTACTGTACTCCTTGTCAAAGAGGTGTGTGGTATAAACATGACAAGATATATACCAGAGAACCTAAGGTTTGCAAATCTCAGCAATCTATGTTATAATACCCCTTATATGTCAATTCAATTAACTGAAGCAAAGAAAGCGGCATTGTTTAAGAAACTTGCTACTAACACACTTACTGAGGTTGGTATGGAGATGGGGTTTGATAAACACTACAAATCAATGAAATCAATGAAAGGTGCTGTTTATAGAATATATAATGAAGTAAGAGCAACACCTTCTGTATTTGGTATGTCTAATGATACAGTTGATTTAGTTGTAAGTAATGTGTCTAAGAGGTCTGTATCAAGTAGAGAACCAGAATCCTTAAGAGAGGATATGGAATTAAAGTCTTCTGATATAAAGACTATGATAATTAATGGCAGGAATGCCGCAATGAATCTTATTAATAGAAAGTTAGATTATCTCCAGAAGCATCCTAAAGCATTGAAGGATACATCCATAACTCAACTAGGTACTTTATTTGGTATTATATTTGATAAGGGACAGATTATATCTGGTCAAGCAACTGAACATGTGGCGGTAATGAGTAAGATAGATAAGGATATGAAACCAGATGCAGCTATAAGTATGGTTCTAAAGATGAGGGAAGTAGAAATGGAGAAGTAAAGCCTTTACCACTGGGTGGCAATGGAATTCCAAACTCTGTTAGGAAGGTTCGATTCCTTCTAAGGGTGCTAAAATAAATAATTATGGATAATAATTTATAAAAAATTATGGATGAATTAAAAAAACTATTAATAGAAAAGTGTAAAAATAAACTAAAGAATGATGAACTATCCATTACTGAGTTATATGATATGACAGTTATGGCAGATATAATTCAAAGTAATGAAAAGAAAGCGTTAAGTATAAATAATTAATATGGCACATAAAAGAATTAAGAAAAAGATAAAAAAAATATTAGGTAATATCAAAGCAACAGTAAAGGGTAAGATGGCTAAGAGTAAAGGAAAGAAGGCAGATAGGATAAGAAAGAAATTTAAAAAGAAGTCAGCTTTACTAAAACAAGCTGTTTCTAGTCGTAAGAAAAAAGAGAATTCTATTTCTAAAGCGGTCAATAAACCTGTTAAGTTTTCTCCAACATTAACTGAAGATATTCTCAGGTCAAGTAAAGCGAGACAAAAAAAGAAAGGTCTTAAATTACTTAACAAATAACACCATGGAGGAATTAGAGGGAATCGACACCACTAAACCTTTAGGTAAAGAAGAAACTGCTAGACGAAAGCAGTTATTTCAGGATTATATGAGATCTCCTGAATATCAAGAGTTCTTAATACAGAGAATGCAGATTAATGATGCATGTAATAAGAAGCCTGAAGCTAGAGGGATTACATGGAATCTTTGTGCTAGACCAGATAATCTAGCAGAAGGTTGTATATTTTTTATAGAGAACTTTGGTTGGACATTTGATCCACGACCTCAGGCAGACCCAATGCATTTACCATTTAAATTATTTGAATACCAGAAGGATACAGTTAGATGGTTGATAGACCATATAGAAGGAGGTAATGATGGTTTACTTGAAAAATCTCGTGATATGGGTATGTCATGGATTATCTTTGTTATGGTGCCTATCTGGTACTGGTTATTTAAAGATGGAACTAACCTACTTCTAGGTTCTTATAAACAGGATTTAGTAGATAACCGATCTAAAGATTCACTTTTTGGTATGATAGATTATGTGTTAGATAGTCTACCTAAATGGTTACTTCCTAAAGGTTTCAATAAGGATAAACATAGAAACCAGATGAAATTAACAAATCCAGTTAATTATAATCTAATTGCTGGAGATACTATGAACCCTGACTTTGGTAGAGGTATGAGAAAGACCGCTGTATTATTTGATGAGTTAGGTACATGGGATTACTCTAAGGATGCATGGGAAGGTGCAGGGCAATCTACAGCTTGTCGTATTGCTAATAGTACACCAAAGGGATATAACTTCTATGCACAGTTACGTTACTCTGGTATAGATGTGCTTACAATACACTGGTCAGAACACCCACTCAAAGATCAGAAATGGTATGAATATGAAAAGAGTAGGAATACAGAGGAAGCTATCGCTCAAGAATTAGATATATCATATAACAAATCTCAAGAAGGAAGAGTCTATTCTGAATGGAATGAAGTAAATATTGAGAAAGGTTTATTTGAATATGATCATAATTTGCCTCTATATGTTGGTTGGGATTTTGGTAGAGATGATGACACAGCTATTATTTGGTGTCAACCCTATCAAGGTGGGTATAAAATTATTGACGCATTTTCTAAGTCAGGTAAATTAATAGATTATTTTATTCCTTTTATTACTGGTTTGGTTCCTTCAGATCATAATGTTTATACTCCCTCTGAATTAGAGATAATAGAGAGACACAAGTATTGGAATAAAGGAACTCACTTTGGAGACCCTGCTGGTAGATTCCATAATCAAGTATCAAATGAGACAGTTATATCTACTCTAAAACAGTCTGGTATTGTTATTAACTTCCAGGATAGATGGAAAGAATTCTCTAAAAGAAAGACAGCTGCCAAATTAATGATCAGAGACCATTTATATATAAATAAGAATGCATATACTGATTATTTTAATATATGTTTGTCTCAGGCAGCATATCCAAAGGTTAAGAGTGAAGGATTGGATGAGATACGTTCACAGAAACCTATTCATAATTGGACAGCTCATCATAGAAGTGCATTTGAATATTTAGCTCTTGGTTTGAAAGAATTTACTCCCATAAAGAGAATTCCCTATGATAAATTCCAAATAAAGAAACTAAAAGAAAGTCGGAAAGTATTAAGTTATTAATATGTCTATATTAAAATATAATTGTGAAGGTAGTCTGTGGTTTAGAAAATTAATTAAAGACTGTGAAAAAATAAGTAATAGAATTTGGTTTAAAAGAATCAAACATGGATTCTTCCGTATATACTGGGGACAAGCTTATATATATGAAGTATATAAAGAAATGCCCCAGTATGGACATGATATATATGAGAATGATATTAGATTAGTTGAAAGTAGAGAACATTATGAAAAATATCAAGATAGAGCAGAATTAACAAGAAAAATAAAGAATTATGTTGAGGGATATTCTGAAGCTTTCGATGCGATTAGAACCAATGCATATCTAATGAAAACTAATACCGAACATAACAAACAAGCAACACAAGCTTATGCAAATCATGTAATTCGGTAAACTTGCAAATTATTTAAAAGTGTGATATAATACTAATCAAAATGAGTGAAGCAATACAAGTAGATTTTGAGATAACTAAAGAGCAACAAATGTTCCAACCAACTGATAAGGAAATCAGGGTTGTTACTGACATATTTAGAAAGTTTAGAATATCAAGAGATGATAGGAATAGAAACTTTGAATACTTTGATGGTATTAATTTAATTGATTATATTGAAGATTCTGTTAGACGATTTACAACTAATGTAGATAACAGAGAGAACATTGAAGATTGGCAAGCTAGAATTAACACACAGATGACTAGAAATAAAGTTCTTGCAATTTTAGGTAAAGTGGTATCTGTGATGCCAATAGCACAATTTAAAGGCAGGGGAGATGAAGATATACGTAAAGGAATTATTTTAACTAACTTATATGAATATGCAGAAGATATAGATAGTTATGAAGAATTTATGATGCATATACTTTTAGAAGCTATAGTAAAAGGAACAGCTATAGGTTATGAAGGTATGGAAAGAAAAACAAGAAAATTAAGAGAAGTAAAAGGTGTAAATGATGATCTAACTATAAGTGAAAATAAAGAGATAACTACAAGACTCTTTGGTCAGATAGTTCCTTTAGAAGAATTTTATCCATCATCAGTTGGAATTAGAAATATAGACAGAATGCCATTTTGTTTCTGGAGAAAACAAATGCCTTATATTCAATTTTTATCTGAATGGGGAGATTTCAAGAAATCAAGTCTTGTCCAACCAAAGAAAACTCATGTAGAAGAATTAGATAGACCTTTTTATTTAGATTTTATAAGTGATGAAGTTGAAGAGGGTACTGTTGAAATAATAAGATTCTATGATAAAGACAATGACCAGTATGTTGTATTGGCTAATGGTCTTTGGTTAAATCCAATTAAAGATAAAGAGCAAAACGAAGAGATAAGTCCATTACCATTTACACATAAAGAATTACCTTTCTGGAATATTAAGTTTGATTTCTATGGAGACTTCTTCTATGGTAAATCATTACCTGATAGATTGAAATCTATACAGGATGTTTTAAATGTATTAACTAATATGTTACTAGATCAATCATTCCTAACTATATTCCCACCAATGCTTACCTCTGGTTTTGATTCTATAGAGGATGATTACTTACGACCAGGACGAAGAACACCCGTTGATACACAGGGATTGCCTTTAAGAGATGTATTTGAGAAGCTTGATTTAGGAACACCTAGTGGTTGGCATCAGTTTATTCTTGATTATACTAAGAATATAATGGAAGAAGCTTCAATAGACCAAGTTCAACAGGGTCAGGCAGGTGTAGGTGGTAGAACTACCGCACAAGAGATAAAGGTGGCGTCAGAGGGCGTTTCAAGCCTTCTAGGGCTATTTGGGAGGCTTATTAATTTTGGTATCAAAAGAAAAGCATCATTGAAAGGTTCTAATATCTTACAATATTGGACAGATCCCAAATCACCAATGATACAAAAAGTATTAGGAGATGATTCAAATGAAGAATTTAATAATGTATTTAATACATTCAAACTTAATAATGCAGTTTTAACAGAAGGGAAAAGGGGGATAAAGATAATTAAATTATTTTCTGACAAAACAAAGATGCCAACTAAAGAAGAACTTAAAGCAACAGCATTAGTATCAGAAGCTGAGTCAGGAATGAAAACAGAAATAATAGCTTTACCTCCAGAATATATAAGAGATTTTTCTTTTGATGTTGAATTGGTTTCTAACCCAAAAAGTGAATCTTCTAAAGATTTAGAAAAAGCACTACAGTTAGAAAAAGTAAGGGTTTATATGAGTTTCTTCCCACAACAAATAGATATTAACGAACTCGCTGCACAGACAGCAGAAAAGATGGGAGATGACCCAAGTAAGATATTAACAGATAAAGCGATGGGAATACAACCAGACCCAGGTCGAGAAGTAGATAATGGAATTAGTACAACCCCAACAGAGAACAATGCTAATAACTTAGTAAGAGGAGCTAAAAATGGTGAACAAGGAGGTGCAGAGTTGGCGGCACTACAAGCTTCTCTACAGAATTAATTATAATGGAAAATTTAAATGATGACCAGTTACTGTTACAGTTAGGTAGAGCATTGACTGGATTAGATATAACAGTAGATGAGAAGAGGGATAAAATTCTCTTTAAAGAATTAAAGGGAGTAGAAGGATTAGTAGAGTATTTGAGAGAAACGGCAGCAAGAGATATCCAAAGATATTTTGAAGCTGCAACAAAGGAAGAACAGCTAATGATCAGGGGTACATATGCACGAACAATGTATCTTATGAAAAGAATTAAAGATGGTGGAATAAAGAAAACAAAGATCGACGAAGTAAATTATCGTTAAAAATTTGCAAATCTATTATAACTGTGTTATAATAGAAATTACTTAAGTAGTGTATAGGAGAAATGATAGGTCGATCTTGATCATCTCTCCTATAGACTACTCAAGTAGTCAATTTTATTCTCGGTCAGACTATTGGGTCTCAACCCAAAAATGTAATTTAACCAGCTAGTTAAACTACGACTGTGGGCATTTACCACAGAATAATAAAAAGTGTAATTATAAGGGAAGTTTAAATAAAGAATAATATGAATGAAAATCCAAATCCAACTGAGGGGGAAACCCCTAAGGAAGACAAGGTTGTTTTGTCTAAGGCAGAGCACGAAGAACTTGTATTAAAGCTTGAGAAAGAATCTCAAGATAAAACAAATCTAGTTGAAGAAATCAAAACTTTAAGAGAAAAGAAACAGATATCAGAAGCAGAAGCTGAAGAACTTAAAAAGAAACTTGAGGGTAGGGAGGAGACTCCTATCGAAAATGAAACACTTACAGCAGATAAAATAGCTGAAATTGCTTCTAAAGCAACTCAGGAAGTTCTTGCTAAGAACTCAGAAGTGACTGTAGCAGGTAATAAAGAATTAGCTCTAACTAAATTTAAGAAGAGATATAAAGAGTTCCATACTGACAATGATGCAGGTGGAATAAAGATGTCTGCACTTGAACGTAAATTAGATATATTCAATATGAATGCATTGAAATCTGAAGAAGAATTCTTATCAGTCTTTGAGGATGCTTACAGTCTAATGGGTGGGAATAAGACAACAGTTAATCCTGAAATTCAAATTCCAACAGATCCATCATCAGATGGTTCAAATCCACAATCAGTAGAAACAGTAGAATTAAGTTCTAAAGAACTAAAGATTATTGAGGATACATTTGGTGGTAATAAAGAAATCTATTTAGAACAAAAAGCAAAGAGACCAGATTATGTTGAAAAATTAATACAAGGTAAATATTATTAATTCTATAATAAAGACTAATATATGGCAATTTTAAAAATTGGTAGTTTAGTCCCTTATGGAGGTCCAATCCTAAGAAAGGAAATCATAACTAACTCAGTTAAACTTGTAACAAGTGATTCTGTAAAAATAGCTGCTGGTTTTGTTTCTCTAGGAACGGCGGGTAAATCTGTGTTTGGTCATGCTATGGGTATCTCAACTAACAAGGGTGTTGGTTTAAATACTACAGGCGTTACTGGATCAGAAATCGGTAGTTTCGCAGGCACTTATACAGTAGCATCAGATAACCAAACTGTAGCTATGGTAAGAGCAGAAGTTGATATTTCTCAGAATACATTGTATTCAGCAGAATTAGATGCAGCAGCAGGAACTACAACAGGATCAGATCTTTTAGGTTACAAAATGGACCTAATTGATGCAAATACTCTAGATGAAAGTACAGCTGTAGTAACAACTGCACAGTATAATTCATTCGGATTAGACCCTGTAGATTCAACCAAAGCAATAGTAAACATTTTTGAATCTTTCGTATTCAATGATGCACAAGTATAATCTTAATATTATATGGCACCAATAGAAACAAGAGCAAAATGGACGGATTTAATTCCTGATACAGGTCTTAAAGTCTCAGTGGTCTTTGACCAAGGAGATGACTTGTATACACCAGGAGTTTCTAACGTTCTCAATGTTGAAACTGTAGATGGAGCTTTTAGGAAAATTCTGGGCTCCGTAAAATCGATAGTAATAAGGGGAACTCTAAGGTTCTCAGAACTAAGACAACCCCTTGCAAGCAAAAGTATAAAGTTCGTTTAAATTTATGAAACAAAGCAATACATCTCGCTATGCTTATTTAGCAGGTATTGTTGATGGAGAAGGTTGTATAAGAGTTAATAGGAATGATTCTGGAAATAGAAAAGTTCCATCTTATGCAATAAGAATACAAGTTGCCCAAAAAAATGGTAAAATGATTGACTGGTTATATGGGAACTTTGGTGGAACAATAACAAGTTCTGTCGGTAAAGGTTTAAGGATTAGACAAAATAGAGAGATATATGAGAGTCATGGTTTCACTTATAGATGGTCATTAAACACCGTAGAAGACTGTTTACCAGTTCTTAAAAGAATATTACCTTTTTCGACAGAGAAGCATCCTCAAATAGAGGTAGCAATAGAATTCTGTCATTTCCTTAATAAACATAGGAAAACAATACCATGGAAGAAACATGGAAAGAGATCACCTCATAAAGATGAAGAAAGTACTCAAAGATATATAGACAAGTGTGAATATTATCTTAGAAAGATTCAAGAACTTAAAAAACAAATTATACTTTGTGCAGCAGTAGAGACTAAACCTATCGAATCTTCTCAGGAAGATAAGTGATAGTCCGACTATCCCGAAAGGGAATAGATACACGCAGAAGAACTATACAGCTAAAACTGGATTCGGTAAACTTCGAAAATTCGAAGACGGATCAGATATTCCAGCAATCGTTCGTGATAAGTCTTATACAACAAAGGTTGTATGGATTAATTATGGAGGTAGTGTTGAGGTAACTAAGAATCAAATCGAAGACCGAGACTTTGAGGCAGAACTAAATGAGACAAAAGATATGTCTCGTTCAGCTAACTACTCAGTTGATGAATCTGCAATGCAGTTATTCAACGGAGCATTTGCAACAACAGTAACGGTTAATGGATGGGATATGTCTTGGTATGGTGATGGGGTTGCTCTAGCGAGCACAGTTCACCCTACTACTACAGTAGGAGGTAGTACGCAATCAAATGCGTCATCTACTGGAATTACTTTAGGTCATGACAATTTCCAAACAGCACGTTTGGCACTTGAACTACAACAGGAAGATAATGGTTTGGCTTTGACACTAGCAGGTAAAAACACTTTAGTTATACCTCTAGTACTTGAGAAGACAGCAATGGAGACATTGAATTCTGAATTAACACCTGAAGACGCTAATAACTCTATTAACGTATTTAGAGGAAGTACAGATATTGTCACATCTAAATTCTTAGATGCAGGTAATGGTGGTTCTAATACTCGTTGGGCATTGATCAACACTGGTATACATCAAATGTATTATCAGACACGACAGGAGAAAAGACTTGAGACAGATGTAAACATCTTGAACAAAGTCATGACTTTCACCGTTGATGCACGTTGGGCAAACTCAGTAAGGGAATGGAAAGGTACATGGTTCTCACAAGGAGACCTAGCTACTTACTCAGGCTAACATTGAAATAAGGGAGTAAAGTGGGCACTCTATAAATCAGACTCACAAAGTGAATTAACTTAAAAATTAATTCATAACTTTACTTAGCTCCTTCTAGGAGTTAAGATAAGGTTGGAGTTACCAATCTTTATTAATTAATAAACAATTATGTCAATAACAAAATTTAAACGTGGAGTTGTACATGCTGATACAGTAGAAAAGAATTCAGCATATACGGTTGTTATCACAACTGACTCAGGGAAAATCTTTGAAGTTAAAGATGGTAACGACATTATATTTACTCTTCCAGGAATTGCAGTAGGAAATGTAGTAACTTTTATTTACACAGGTTCAGATGCAAATGGTAGTATAACTATCTCCCCAGCAGCATTAGATGGTATAACTTATGCAGGAAGTTCAACAGATAACAAAGATTTAATTCTTACCAAAGCAACAGCTAAGGCTGGGGATTATGTAAAAATAGCATCTCTTGATGGGGTGGTGGCATGGCAGGTAATAGAGTCCAAAGGTGTTTGGGCTAAAGAAGCTTAATAGTTAATCAATAAGTTAATGAAAAATATTAAAAGTATAATTATTGGAATTCTAACAGGAGTAATAGTTGTGGGTGGAGGATATATATTACTATCTAACAATACAACTGAACTAGTTGAAGTAACTATTCCATCTGATGGGAAAGACGGATTAAGAGGTTACAAAGGATCTACAGGTGATGTTGGACCACAAGGTATTCAAGGTATTCAAGGTATAGCAGGTAATGACGGAAAGGATGCAGTAATTAATATGAATAGTCTTACTGATTCAGTTATCAAAGAAATAGAAGATAGACAAGCTCAAATTAGTTACAGTTTTACAGATGGGGCAGGGAACTATTCTTATAATTTTGTAGTAGATGATTTAGATGAATATGTATTTACTATTAGACATTTTGGTTCTGGAGACTTTGATGCAAGTATTGAAGATGAGTCTGGTAATGTATCTGTTCTAATTGATTCTAGTGGTCACCTTAGTTATAACGAAACAAGAACATTAGAGGGAGGTGAATACATTATTAAAGTAAGTGCAACGGGTAACTGGGAAGTTGAAATAGAAGAAAAATAATTATAAATCTTTATAAACAATTATGAAAAAAATTTACAATCCAACAGATAGGGAAATTACAATACTTATAAAAGGTATTGTTCACTCTGTTGAAGCTAATAGTACAGTAGAAAAGAAAGATGAAGTAGCCCAGACTTGGTTTGCTATTCATAATTTCCTACAGATATCTGATATACAAGATACTGTCAAAGTAGAATCAAAAGAAGAAGATATAGATGAAAGAAAGAAAGAACCATCTATAAAAGAATTAATTAAGACTAAGAAATAATATTATGGCAGGAGGATTATTTTATCCAAATATAAGTATATTTACAGCAATAGGTACTAAGGTTGATACAACAAGAACACCTATTACTCTAGAATCTACTTATCAAACAGAATCAGGTCAAACCAAACCTACTAAAACATTTGCTGCAGGTGGTTATTCAAAGATGAATATAGATATACTCTATACTATGGGTGCTACTGAAACCACTAACTCAATAGAAATAAAAATTGAAGGGAGCAATGATGGAACTAATTATTACAGAATAGCAAATGATTCTGCATCAGCTGGAGTGTCAACATTGACAGCAAGAGAGTTTACTTTTGTTGGGACTAATGCAGCAGCAACAGGAATTAGTGTAGGTATAGATATATTTTA